TACTACTAAAGTAATAGTAACCGAGACTGACATACGGAGAGCCACAAGGAATATAGATGGAATTTATAATAAAGCGGTTGTAGTGGAGTAAGACATTATAGGTCTATCTCTTCGTTAAGTGCCAGTATTGCGTTATCTATTGAGACTTGCGCCCATCCAGCGCACAACATTAAGCTTGTGAAGTTTTTCAAAACATCCGTTGCGTCTAAATCATCTCCTTTGGTTTCGATGGAGTAAGTATCTCCATAGTGTTTAAGTGTTATTATCATTTTATTTGTTTTTTTACCTTATTCCAATATTTTAATGTGCTTTTCTTCTTATGTCCATTCCAACCACCGTTCCAATTACGAGCTAACTTCTCGTCAGTAGGGTTCTTGGTGTGCAAGCGTAGTATATTAAACATCTGAATGCTTTTAACCTTGCTCCGTCTATCGCACAAAGTAAAGCTATCCTTGCCTAATAACCTATTAACCTCACGAACCATTATAGGGCGTATTTGTAGGCAGCCTACGGCATCTTCTTTGGAATTATAAGCTAACGTATCGCCACCGCTTTCTACTTGTATTATAGCAGCTATTAAAGGGTCTTCTATTATAGGCTCTTCTACTTTATCGTACCACATAGACGCAGTACAAAAAAAGCTAAAAATCGGGAATATTAAAAGCGTATATTTCATAATTTAAAAGGGGGAGGTTTTACGCTCCCCGTAGTTTATTAAAGTTAGTTGTTTTGAAATTCTCTAAATAAAAACTCGCCAGTAGCTAAATCTATGTCGCTATATATTTCCATAAATATAAACCCGTAATTTGCTAAAGTCCATTTTGATATTTCGTAGTTAAAATAAAAAGACTCATTTTTAAAATAATCTAAAAGCATTTCTCTAACCTCTGCCTCGGTAGGTTTTGACTCTAAAACTAATTTAGAAATTTTATTAACTTGGTGCATAAAAGTATCCAAGCCTTTACTGGAGCGATTTACGTAAGAGTTAAAGTAATCTAAGTTTTTAGAATATTGCCAAGCATAATAAGCATTTAAACGCTCTTCTTCAGCTAAAGCGTCTGATGCTTTTTTAGCTTCTTTATTGGCTTTTCTTGTAGCTGCTCTTTCGGTAAGTTCGTTTACTCTTGCTGCGTATACCATTCCATCACCTTTGCACATAAAGCAAATACCATAAACTACGTGAGTATGCTCAGTTTCTCCGCTACCGCCACATCTTGGGCAAGCTATTTTTTTGTCTGTGTATGTTGTAAATTCCATTTCTTTATCTTTTAATCTGAGGCAAATATAGTATTACTTTTTAATACACAAGCTATTTATTTAAAAAAGTTTTTTGCCCCTTATTTATTCTTATCGTATATACCTATTGAATGGATTTGCCTTTTATCGAATTTAAGCTATCTGATGACGTCGAAGGACTGCAAGCGATAGCCTTTGTAGACGCTCCAGCTATTGGATTAAACTATCAGGCTTTTGCTCCGCACAAGTTTGAAATTATAAACGAGGAGAAGCGAATTGTAATGGGTGCAGCTATGATACCCGACCTACCTATTTACAGAAGAGACGAGAGAGGCGAGTACTACGCTATATTCCGTAAGGAAACTATAAAAGCGTTGGTACAAAAACTATTCAAAGAAAACAAACACAACAATTTTAACGAGCAGCACAACGCTTTTAAAATATTAGATGGAGTATATATCTACCAGTCTTTTATTACTGACCAAGAACTCGGCATTTTAGCCCCTCAAGGTTTTGAAAATGTAGCAGACGGAACTTGGTTTATCGCTGCCAAAGTAGAGAATGACGAGGCTTGGTCTAAAGTCAAAGAAGATGGAATCTTAAAGGGTTTTAGTGTTGAGGGTGTGTTTGATTTAGAACCGTACAAATTTAAAAAAATGAATAAACTAAACTTAGAAAGTGTAATCAATACGCTTAAGTCTGTTTTTGCAGACGTAGAAACTGAGGTAGCGACTGAGGAGGTAACCTTCGGCGAAGCTACTTTAGTAGATGGTACTATCGTAAAATGGGAAGGTGAACTAATCGAAGGAACTGCTCTTGTAGTAGTTATGCCTGAGGGTGAAGTAGCTGCTCCAGACGGTATCCACGAACTTGCCGATGGTACTATAATCGAGACCGCTGGCGGTTTAGTAGTAAGCATCCAACCGATGAGCGAAATCGCAAGCGAGGACAACGAGTTCACTACTGAAATGTTAAACGAATTAGTAGAGAAAGCACTTGCTAAATATGCTGAGGCTTTTACTGCTACTTTGGAAAGCGTTAAGGCTGAGAACGCTGGTCTTAAATTAGAGTTAGCTGCTATCGTAGCTGACAAAGAGAGTTTGAAAAACGAATTTAGCGCAACTTTAAGCAAAGTAGGAACTGAGCTTGAGGAAATCGTAAAAAGTGAGGCGGCTACCTCTTCAAAGCCACAAGAATTTAAAGCACAATCAAGAGCAGAAAAAGCTGCTGCGATGGGTGCAATTATCAGAGCAAACAAACTAAATAAATAAACAAAAAATGAGCTTTAATGTAGCCTCGTTGACTAACTATGTTAACGAACAATCAACAGACCTTATCTCAAGACTATATTTTGAGAAGACTTCAAGCGACTATTTTACTCTTCAATCGGGAGTTAAAAAAACTGACGCTTTACACCTATTAGCAGTAACTGCGTTCCCACAAGATGGTAGCGGATGTTCTCCGACCGCTTCTGGCGATGTTACTTTTTCAAACAGAGACATAACCGTAGGTCAAATTACTTACTTCTCTGGTTTCTGTATGAAAGACCTTATCCCTAAGTATACTCAAATTTTATTGAGAGCTGGTAATGCTGAAACTGAGGATATGGCTTTCGAAGCTGAAGTTGCAGATTCTATCATCAAAACAATTATGGAGCATAACGAAACTGCGGATTGGCAAGGAGATACCGCTTCAGGTAATGTATACATAAACAGATACGACGGTCTTATCAAAATAATCGATGCTGCTACTACTGCGGTAGCTGGTAACACTTCTGCTGCTACTTCTATCACTTCTGGAGCTTCTGGTAACGTAGATACTCTTGTTAACAATATCTGTAACGCAAGACCAGCTAAAGTTAAGTCTGCGGCTAACCAAGTGTTATTCGTAGGTCAAGATACTTTCGATAAATTTGTAGATACTTTAAACGCTAAAAACCTTTACAACGTAGACGCTACTTCTTGGGCAAACTATTCAGTTTCAATCCCAGGGAAAAACGTTACTTTGGTAGGTGTTGTAGGACTTGACGGAACTGACAGAATGTTCTTAGGTACTCAAGAAAATTTCTTTTTAGGTTTTGACCTTCAAAATGACGAAGAGGAATTCGATATGTGGTATGAAAAGAAAGATGACAAGGTATACTACCGAGTTAAATTCAAGAGAGGTTTACAAGTAGCTTACCCTAACGAAATCGTAGAATTTACACTTGCAGTTTAATCATAACCATAACAATTTAAAATATAAATATTATGGCTTGTGATTTAACCCAAGGATTTACGGTAGGATGCAACGACTCAGCGGGCGGTATAGCAGAGTTTTACTTTGCTAATATCACTACTGACTTTGCAGTAGCTAAAAACGTAAGCGGCGAGGCTTCAGCAATTACTGGAACTGGCTTAGGATACTACAAATACGAATGTACTAACGCTCAAGGTGCAGCTTCGACTATGAATGATAACCCAACGGTTAACTCTCAGAACGGAACAAGCTACTTTGACCAAACTTGTACTTATGTACTAAATAAAATGGACTCAGCGAAACGTAACGAAATAAAGTTACTTTCAAGAGCTAAACTTTCTGTAATCATTAAGGACAATAACGGTACTTACTGGTTAATGGGCGAAACTAACGGAGTTAGAATGACTGCGGGAGACAATGGTACGGGTACTGCTTTAGGTGACCGTAACGGATATAGCCTTTCTTTCCAAGGTCAAGAGCCTGAGCCTATGGCAGTAGCTTTAGCTGGTTCTTTTCCTTTAGCTTAACAAGAGTTTAAACTCTAACAATACAGCCCACTACTTAGCGGTGGTGGGCTTTTTTTATACCAATGGACATAATCACAAAAGACACAACCAACTATATTTATACTAACATCTCTAACGAGGTAGAGTATTCATATTATACTATGACCATTGAGGCGGCGGAGTACACGGTAAACGTGACTTTAGCAGCACCCGAAGGGGTAAATGATAGGTATGTAGCCTTTGAGCTTATAGAAGGCTCTCAAGACCTTGCAAACGCTACAATAGCACTCCCGAACAACGGAGACTATCCATATAAGATTACAAACGCCACTACTTTAGGCGGAACTACGGGAATAGAAATTCACCGAGGCATATTAAGACTAAAACAACCCCAAGAAGTAGTATATTCGTACACAAACGAGGAAACAACGATAATTTATGAATAATCACTCAATCATAACCGAGTTTGCATCGGCTGAGATACCTAAATTCTTAGAGAAAAAAAATCAAAATATCGTTTATTTTGGTGTAGATAATATCTATCCTTTTGAATTAATTGATTTATATAATGATAGCAGCACCCATAACGCTATCGTTAACGGTAAAGTAGGTTATACGGTAGGCAATGGCTTATACTCCGAGGATTTAGAAGTAAAAAAATGGCTATCTTTTGCTAATATTGACGAAGATTGGACTTCATTACTCAAAAGAATCTCTTTAGATTACGAGCTTTTTAACGGTTACGCTATCGAAGTAATTAAAACGGGCGTAGGTAATCAGTATCATCACATAGATTTTGCTAATATTAGAGTAGGTTTAGACGGAGGCTTGCAATATTCAGACGAGTGGATAACAGACAAAGGCTTAAGAAACGGTAAACCTAAAATACAATATTTAGATAGGTACAATCCAAAAGACCAAGAGCAAAAAAGAGGCGTAATTTATCACGTAGATTATAGACCAAACCTTAAATACTACCCTTTACCCGTATACGTTGGCTCACTTGCAGAGATTAAAACAGACGTACAAATAGGCGATTACTGGCTAAACGAGGTAAAAAATGGCTTTGTAGGAGGTACGTTAATCCAGCACAATAACGGAGTACCTGAAACTCAGGCAGAGGCTAAAGAATTTGAAGAAACTTTCCAAGATAAATTCGGTAAAGCTACTGGCACTAAAATAGTACACCTATTCGCTCCTTCTAAGGAAAACGGAAGCGAGATAAGCAACCTAAACGGTAACGACTTACACGAACGTTATTTAGAGATGAGTAACCGAGTAAAGGAGTCTATTTTTATAGGACACCGAGTAACTAACCCTATTTTATTTGGAGTAAAAGAGGCGGGACAATTAGGAGCAAGAAACGAGCTTGACTTAGCTTACGAGATTTTTACAAATACTTATATCGCAGAGAGACAAAATACTCTTTTAAGAACTATTAAAAAATTAGCTTTTTACGAGATACAAAAAAGCGACATAGAGATAATACCGCTTAAACCTATCGACTCCGTAGACCTTACCTCTGACATTATATTAGCTAACCTTACAAGAGCTGAGATACGAGACCTAATAAACGACCAGACTGGCTTAGAATTAGCAGAAGAGGTAGC